AACAGCGGCGGCGCGGTATCCATTGGATCGCCTACGTGACGCAAACCGATCTTGACCTGCAATTCCCTGGCCGACGGTGAGCCAGCCTCGAGGTAGCCGGTCTCCATCACGTCTATGTTTGCCGCGATGATATTTTTGCGCCGGCCGATACCGGTGCCATCCGGTTGACCCTGCGCAATCGGCAACGTCATTGCCCGCGAGGTGTAATTGAACCCGAAAGTGATCTTTTCGGCCGTCTTACCATTGGCGAGCGTAAAGCGGCCGGTCTCATCCATTTCCCGCACCGGCACGACGGCGCCGTCGGCCAAGATCGAGACGATTTCATTACTCAGCCAATTGGCGCCTGCAATGGCGTTTGTTGCGGTGCCGTCATAGGAATAGCTGGCGTCCACAAAGACCGCGTCTTCCTTTTTCATGTTTTCGAAGGTGACGGTCATGCGCTCGATATGCCGGACGTCGGCGCCGTTTATCGTCCGCCGGCAACTCATCCAGACTTCGGAGCGATTGGCGCCAGGGATCGATGCAACGCTTTCCACAATGGCGAAGGGGGTATTGGGATCGTCCGGATCGTCCGGATTGGTGACACCGAGAACCTGGCCGCCAATGCGGTGCCGCTGGCAAGCGACGATTTGCTGGTCACGATCGTAGGTGACACCGACCAATTCGCCATTGCCCATGGCGTTCCAGATGATCGAATCCTTATCCTGGGCATAGGTGAATGATTTGACGCCGGACGTCAGCATGTGCTCGGACAGGATGGTGAGCTCCGGCGAGGTGTAGCCGTTGACCTGGAAATTGAACATAAACTCACGCAGCGAGAGCCCGTAATAGCTGGCATAGATCGCCACCTCGCCCACCTGCACAGGCTGCAGATCGATTGAGCCAAAGGTCGATTGCCGCTTCTGCATGAAGTTGTCCGGCCCGAAATTCTTGCCGGTGTCTGCCGGCCCAACGGTGCGCATGGCTCCATTGGTCCCGATAAGAAGATCGGCGCCCTCTGCCAGCCAGGAAATTGCGTTGACCTGGCCGGCGAGGATGGTGAGCGTGATCGCATCATCGGCCTGCAGCGGCGAGGTAGTGGCGAAATTGTCGAGGACGCCGGCCTTGCTCATCCACAAGGTTTGCGGTTGCGTATCGGTACGCGCCCACACAAGCCGCTGTTGATAAAACGAAACGCAGCCAGGCCAGCCGGTAATCACGTTCCAGGCGCCAAGCCGCCAGCCACCGGTCGCGCCGGTGCCGGGCAGGGTCGTAATCACGTCGCCATCGTCTTCAACCAGACCGAAGACTTCCGCCTGCACATGCGTCGTATCGGTGACGCTTGTGATCTTGAGGTAGTACCATTTGCTCGAGTATTTCAACGACAAGGCGCGGCCGACGTCCGTTGCCTGGAAGCCGGTGTTGCCATTGATGCCGGTAACGGCGGAAGCGGTGACGGTGACGGTGCCGGACGTGGCGCTCGGGTCCATCGTGGTTGTCGTGGTGTTGTCCGGCAAATAGGGTCCGTCGTAGCCGCTATAGGTGAGCAACGAGAAGGTCGACCCCGAGAAGCGTGAGAGCATTCGCTGTTGGTGCTCGGTCGAGGCGATGTAAAGCACGTCCGCGCTTTGCGCGAATTGCAGCTTCCAGACTTCATCGAGAGTGTAGGGCGTAGCGACTTCAACCGGCGCCAAGCCGCCATTCGTGCCGTCGCCGGTTGTGGTCCAGGCGATCGCCGTCCCGCCGGGCGTGTCTGAAATGCGAAAGCGATCGGCGTTCGGCACTGAGACGATGTAATAGGTTTTGCCGACAAGCAGCGGCTCCGGCAGATGCCCGGTTGTCGAGAACGTGACCGGATCGCCCACTGCCAGGCCGTGCGCCGTCCAAGTCACAAGGTCGGGCGGATCGAAATAAATGAAGGTCGCAGCGTTTTTATTGACGACGCCGCCATTGGCGTAAAAGCGAATGTATTGCTCGCCAAATTCGAGCACGTAGGCCTGCAGCGTCGAGAACACAAACGGCACAAGGCGAACGCGCTTGGTCGGATCCTTGGCGAAATTGATCCATTCGGTGCCCGGCCGGCGGCGGAGGCCGCCTTGCTTCATCACCATCCAATTGACGCATTGCGCCAGGCCCATGCGCCAATGATCGATGTCCACCCGCGAGAACAAACGGGGGGAGAGTTCGCCGCGAACGAAAGTCGGCTGGATCGGGTAAAGCGGGCCAGCCATGGCCTCACCTCACCATTATGATTTCGGAATCGTCGGGCTCCTCGGGAAATCCCTCGAGACTGTCAATGCGGACGGCTTCCAGGAACGAGACATTGGCAACGTCGAGCAATTGCTTGGAAAACGACGCCTTGCCTGTAATCCAGAAAGCATAGTTTGCGGCCAGGATTTGCGATAGCAGGTCGACAAAGATCGGCGTGAACAGCGCACTATTTTCCTGCCGAAAGATATAGCGCACCGGCAGCGGCGCCGGCTTATCGGTCAGGATCTTGGTGCCTTCGACGATGTAGGGAATTTGCGGAGAGTTGCGCCGGCCGTCTGCCGTGAGCGGCAGGATGCGCAGGGAATCGTCGGGCACCTGGTACTGATAGCGCCATTCGAAGGCGGGCTTTTCCGTATCCGTGGCCAGCAATTTGCGACTGAGCGCAAAATTCCAGGTGTGCCGCTGCAGCAGGACGTCGCGCTGCAGCGGGTAATTGCGGTTAAGCCAGCGGGCAACCGCCTTTTCGTCCGTTGTGGAGAGGACCGACTCCTCCGCCAGTTTATCGAGCACAGCGTTGAATATCTGTGTCTCCGAAAACCCGGAAGGCATGCGTCCCCCTTACGGCAGCGACGGTTGTGGCACTACGCCGAGACGTTGCCGACGCGCCTTGCGCGATTCGTATAGCGCCGCCTGTTGTGGATTGGTGAAACCGGTCGGCGTCCCCGGCCGGAAGGGCGGCGGATCGTCTTCGATTGGCACCTTTTTCGATGCCTCGACAATCATGCTCCGATCGATGGTGCGCGGATCCGTCAACCGCCACTCTCCTCTTGCGGAACAGCGCGAAGCGCCTTTTGGCTACGAATCGCCCGGCCGCGCAGGCCCACCTTACCAAAGGCGATGTCGATAGCGCGATGGGCCGCCCGTTCGGCGCCTCCCATTTGGCTCTCGACCTCTTTTTGCTCCTCGAGATATTTGCGATTGGCTTCCGCCAGCGTGACGGTCCCGTCGGGCTCTCTCTTTGCCATGGTCGGCTCCCTGGCTTTCGGCATGGGAAGATGGACGGGCGGCGAATGCCGAGTTCGCCACCCGTCCAGACTCGCGAGTCAAACTACCACGTCAGCCGTTACTCTGCAGGCAGGCGATCGGGATTTGCTTGCGCTCGGGATAGACGCGCAGCCAGTTCGCCGCGGCCCGCAGTTCGGTATCGGTCGGGGAGCGCCCGGCCATGGACGACGAGGTCCACTTGATGCCGTACGGGTGCATGCAGTATTGGCGCCGCGTCCACAATTCCTCTACGCCAGCACCATTGCCCTGGGCCGGATAGCGGAACGTCTCCACCGGCACGTCGGGCGGCACTTCCGCCCAGCCAAAGGCATTCTTACCGACCAGGTAGGTGTGATACATGAGGCGATTGGTGCCGGCGATCGCCGGGCAACCGTCATCCTTCACGACCTGATAGCCGAGATAGGTAGGAAAGCGGACCTTGCCTTCGCTATCCGGAATGAAGTCGATCAGGTTTTGCTTGGCGAGGTTCGTATAGACGACCGAGTGCATGAGGATGGTGTCGAGCACGTCGGACGCATCGCCCATGGTCTGTGCCGCGTCGAGGATGGCGTTGGCCGAGACCTTTTCCGCCGCCGTTGGGGCGCCGGCCGCATCGGTGCCGATGATGGTGGAGAAATCGCCACCGTTCGAGGCGGTATTTGAGGCAATGACCCCGCGCAGTGTCGAGACCAGGTGCCGCTGGAATTCACGCGCCCACCAGGCGGAGACGCGGGAAGAAATGCGTTTCATCGGATCGTCGCCGGCGAGCTCCGAGACCAGGTCGGCGTCGGACCAGGCCTTGTTCCGGTTCTGCCGGATGGCGATGTCAGTTGCCGCCGCGATCTTGTCGGGCGTGGCCAGCACTGCCGGATCGTCGGACGAGATATTGGCAGTCGAGGCGTCTGCCAGGTCATTCCAGAATGGCACGTTGACGGTTTGCCCGCCGCCACTCAGGAAGGACGAAAGTTGGGCGTCCTGCCGCAGGATGCCGGATCGAAAGATGGCCGTTTTGGTCATCGTTTCTTTCAGCATGTAGGGCACGAAGACGGCCGGGATGACGGCGTCGGAGAGTCGGGTAACAGCCATGAGCGGTCTCCATCGGGTTATGGCCGCTCATGGCCTTGAGGTTATTGATCCTTTCCGAAGCGGTTTTTGAACAGCGCTTTTTCAGGGTCTTTGCCTGCGGCTTTGATGAGCGACCGGGCTAGGTCCGGATTCTCGCGGGCGATGCGACCTTGCTCGGTGAGGTTTTCCTGGCCGTCCTTCCACGGATTGGCATTCGTGAAATGGCCTGGGCCGCCGCCGTGCATGCGGTCCTCCTGGAAAAGGCCTTCACCGACCGTTGCGAGCGCGAACGCCAATTTGGAGTCCGCGATATTGCCGCCGGCGTCGATTAGTCCTGCCGCCTTGAAGGTCTCA